ATACTAACAACCTATCTGATGTATCTAATACTGCTACTGCTCGGACTAACTTAGGTTTGGCAATCGGTACTAACGTACAAGCCTATAACGCTAATACGGCAGTTACAAACTCTGCCCAGACATTCACGGCTACACAGACATTCTCAGGAACTTCATCTGCTACCGCCATTGTCTTAAACGATGCAGCAGAAGTAGCAACAGTATCAGCTACTGCGGCTACTGGCACGATTGCTTACGACATTACAACTCAGTCTGTTCTGTACTACACAAGCAACGCAAGTGCTAACTGGACTGTTAATTTCAGAGGCTCTAGCGGTACATCATTGAATACTTTGATGAGTACAGGTCAATCAATGACTGTGGCTTTCTTGGTTACTCAAGGCTCTACTGCTTACTACAACTCTGCTGTTCAAGTGGATGGTACGACTTCTGGTGTGACTACTAGATGGTTAGGTGGTGCGCCTACTGCGGGTAATGCTAGTGGCATCGATTCGTACCGCTATCTTTTGATAAAAACAGGTAGTGCGACTTTCACAGTCTTGGCAAGCAACACACAATTTAAGGCTTAAACCTATGCCATTACAAGCAACAAGTGGTGCAGCTTCTTATGATGCCTTTGGTGGTGGTGTAGCTGCTGTTCCTAACTACATCGAGGATGTGTTTAGCACTTGGCTCTACACAGGAAATGTTACTCCTTTGGCAATTACCAATGGAATTGATTTGTCTACTTATGGTGGACTGATTTGGACAAAAGAAAGAAATAATACTGCAAGCCATCTTTTAATAGATTCTCAAAGAGGTTTGTCGGGTGGCTTTTTAAGGTCAAACACAACAGATGCCGCTGATACAAGCAGGGTTTCAGAATCTATAAGTTCTTTTAATACTGACGGCTATTCACTTCATGCCCCAGATACGTTGTGGGACAGAGGCTCATATAACTATGTTTCATGGACATTCCGCAAGCAACCAAAGTTCTTTGATGTTGTGACTTATACGGGGAATGGAACAGACAGAACTATTGCCCATAATCTTGGTAGCGTACCGGGTTGCATTATTATTAAAGCATATTCTGGCTCTGGAGCAGAATCTGAAGGGTGGCGTGTTTATCATAGGTCACAAGGTGCTACAAAATATGCAATGCTTCAATCGACTAATGCTTTTGCAACAGCGTCATCTGTTTGGAATAACACCGAACCCACATCAACTAATTTCACAGTTGGAACTGATACAGGCGTTAATGGTACGGGTCTTTCACACGTGGCTTATATCTTCGCCCATGACGCAGGAGGCTTTGGCCTAACTGGTACAGACAATGTGATTTCGTGTGGCGGTTTTACTGCGTCTGGAGGAAGCGCAACAGTTACTCTTGGCTATGAGCCTCAATGGATTCTGTTTAAGAAAGCAGATAACACAGGCGATTGGCAAATCTTTGACACCATGCGTGGTTGGAGTTTTAGTTCTTTAAAACCATTGAATCCAAACAATAGCACAGCAGAGCAAACTGAAACAGGTATGAATTCTACTGACTTTCAAGTTCCAACTGCTACTGGTTTTAGGATTAGCAATTGGTTTCAAGATGGAAGTTGGATTTATGTAGCCATTCGCAGAGGCCCGATGAAAGTGCCTACGAGTGGGACAAGTGTGTTTGCGCCTGTTGCAGTTGCTTCCTCAACAAGCAACGGAACACAAATAGCAAATTCTTTTGTCACGGATATGGCTATTGGAACATGGAGAGATGGTGTGGTTGAAAAAGGAGTAAATGATAGACTCCGTGGAATTTCAACTACCAATCCTTCTGGTTCTGGAAATCCTTTTTTAAAAACAAATACAACAGGCGCTGAAACCACTCCATCTAACATTATTTTTCAAGGAAACGGCAATGCAACAATGCTTGGTCAATATTTTGCTGGCCAAGGATATAACCAAATATACTGGCTGTTTGGTCGTGCCCCCAGCTTCTTTGATGAGGTTTGCTATACAGGGACGGGAAGTGCTACTACGTTTACACACAACTTAGGTGTTGTGCCTGAGTTAATGATTGTGAAACAAAGAAGTTCAACAACTGGATGGGTTGTTTATGTAAGTGCGTTAGCGGCTTCTGATTATCTTGTTTTAAATAACACTTCAGCATCACAAACAGCATCAACTATTTGGAATAGCACAGCGCCAACATCTTCAGTATTTTCTGTTGGAACATCAACAACGACAAACACTTCTGCGGGAACTTACGTCAACTACCTCTTTGCAAGTTGTGCAGGTGTTTCCAAAGTAGGCTCATACACAGGAAATGGTTCTAGCCAAACAATTAACTGCGGTTTTACAGGTGGTGCAAGGTTTGTATTGGTCAAGGCTACAAGCACTACAGGAAATTGGATTGTGGCAGACAGCGCACGAGGAATTGTGGCTGGTAATGACCCTGCTTTATACTTAAACAGCACAGCGGCTGAAGTGACAGGATTAGATTGGATTGATGCAGATAATTCAGGTTTTGTTGTAAACGAAACAGCAACTATTGCGGCTAATACCAATGGTGTTTCCTACATTTTTCTTGCGATTGCTTAGACATGAATAGCGGAATCTATCAGATTAAAAACCTTTCAACTGGTATGTCCTACATTGGGCGTACCATTGATTGGCTCGCTAGAAAGCGTAGGCACTTATCTGACTTACGTGCTGGTCGCCATAAGAATCCCCGTTTACAGCACTCATGGTCATCAAGGACTGAGCAAGACTTTGAATTTAAACTTGTTTGGCCTGAAGTTGTTGAACGACTAGAAGAACTTGAATCGTTTGTTCTTGAAGAATGTTTTGACACGGGTCGCTTATACAACGCTCATAAAAACTCTGTTGGTGGGTTTCTTGGTCAAAAACATTCTGAAGAAACTAAACGCAAGTGGGGCGATGCTAGGCGAGGTAAAAAAGCATCAGAACAAGCTAGAGCAAGAATTAAAGAAAGTTTGTCTAAAAGTGAAAGCGCAAAAAAACATCAAGCATGGATGCAAACCCCAGAGGTTGTTGCAGACAGATGTGCAAAAGCGGCTAAACCTGAAGTAAGGGCAAAAGCTGTTGCAACACGCAAAGCCAATGGATATAAACCTTTTAGTGATGAAGTACATCAACGACAAAGAGATTTATCAAAAGCTAGGGTGTTTAATGGTCTTACTTGGGCTGTGGCTAATAACAAAACTCGTTCGCAAGCAATGGAAGAATTTAAATTCTCTTGGGATGGTTTAAAAAAATATCAACCTGAGTGGGAGGCTATAAATGGTCTTCTTAATTTACCAAAACGTGCATCTGGCAAACGCTGGCATGAAAGGAAACAATAATGCAAATACGAACACAATCAGGCGCAGTCATGTACGAAGCAGAATTTCGTGCATACACAAAAGCCAATGGTGGCCCATCATGGGAAACAACAACAACTGAAGTCTTAGAGGCTTTGGGTGCTGATGTAGTCTTTGAAGGCCCACAAGCAACTGGCGGTACTGTTTACCAATACTCTCAAGCCTCTGGTGTTGAGCAGATTGATGGAAAGTGGTATACCAAGTATGTGCTTGGCCCTGTCTTTACTGATGGTGAGACAACTGCTGCTGAACAAGAAGTAGCCTACAAAGCCACTAAAGATGCTGAACAGGCTAAGAGTGTTCGTCAGAGCCGTGATGCTAAGTTAGCTGAGTGTGATTGGACTCAAGTAGCCGATGCACCTGTTGACAAAACAGTATGGGCGACATATCGTCAAGCCTTGCGTGACATTACAGCGCAAGAAGGTTTCCCTTGGACTATTACTTGGCCTGATGCACCATGAGCGAAGCGAAGACAATGATGACACAAGAAGTATCTCATGAGCAAATCTATGATCGCCTACTGGCTGTAGAGTCCAAAGTAGATAACATAGAGAAGAATACAGAACACGTAATCAAAGCCTTTAACGCTGCTTCAGGTGCTTTCTTAGTACTTGAATGGATCGCTAAAGCTGTGAAACCTATCATTATTATAGGTGCTTTCTTCGGGGCTATTTGGTTAGCTATTGACAATCGTTTTAATGGAGTGAAGTAATCATGAATATGCCTACACGTGGTCAGAGAACAGCTAAGAACAAGATGAAGAAGGTTATGGGTGAGTACAAAAGCGGTACTCTCCACAGCGGTAAGGGTGGCCCTGTGGTGAAATCACGTGACCAAGCTGTTGCTATTGCTATGTCAGAAGCTGGACGCTCCGCTGGTAAAGCTAAAAAGAAGTCTAAAAAGTATTAAAAAGTATTGACATTAACACTAAAGTGTGTTATTATAGTATACAAGATATAAGGAATATTAATGGCTACGACTTATTTACAGTTGGTCAATAACGTATTGATACGGTTAAGAGAGACTGAAGTATCGTCAGTTGGAGATACTCCTTATAGTTCTTTGATTGGTGTATTCGTTAATGATGCTAAGAGAGAGATTGAGAATGCTCATGAGTGGAATGTCCTGACAACTACGATTGTACTCCCAACAGTGGCAGGTACTCGTAACTATACATTGACAGGTTCAGGCCAAAGGTTCCGTACTCAAGATGTCTTAAATGATACTCAAGACATCCCAATGCAGCAAGTACCTACTAACTGGATGAATAGACAGTACTTCTTAGGAACTATACAAGGTGCAGCTCCTACGTATTATAACTACAGCGGTATTGATGGTGATGATACTCAGGTAGATGTATGGCCTAATCCTGATGGTGTCTATTCCTTGAGGTTTGAATTGGTTATTCCTCAGGAGAACCTAACAGCCAATGCTGATACTTTAAAGGTTCCAGCATATCTAGTACAGATGTTAGCCTACGCTAAAGCTGTTGGTGAACGAGGTGAAGATGGAGGTACATCCTTCAGTGAGATTTATCAGCAGTATCGCTTAGCCCTAGCAGATGCTGTAGCTATTGAGAAGAATCGTTATGATGATGAGACTACTTGGGTTGGTGTCTAATGGTAGCTAAACTCTTAACCACAACTATATCAGCTCCGGGCTTCCAAGGACTGAATACACAGGATAGTTCAGTCTCTCTTGAGGCTGGTTATGCTACTGTGGCTAATAATTGTGTGATTGATAAGTTTGGACGTATTGGTGCTCGTAAGGGATGGACTCTATCTCACGCTACTAACAGCGACTTAAGCACTGCTGACGTTAAAGCTCTTGGTGAGTTAATTGATAATGCTGGTAACTCATACATTATTGCTGCTGGTAACAATAAACTGTTCAAGCTTGTAGGTTCTACACTATCACTGCTGACCTACGGAGGTGGCGGTACAGCTCCTACCATTACAGACAGTAACTGGCAGATGGCTCCGTTGAATGGTGTCCTGTATCTGTATCAAGCTGGACATGATCCTTTAGTGTTTGACCCAGCAGTCAGTGCAACTACATTCAAGCGTATATCTGAGAAG